CGCTTCCAGAAGATTACCTGAAGACATTATTTTTAATTTTACTAAGTTTTTCAATTGTAAGTTTTTGTCTATATCTTTAATTTTTTCATCTATTTTATTTAAAACATCAGTAAGTTCAACGGTTCTTGTTTTTTCCGATCGTACTTCTTTTTGTTTTTCATCACTCTCTTCCTGAGCATTGGCAGTCTCAGTAGCTTCGCTATTGGATTCTTCTTTTTCTTCATTAATTTCCTCTGGTTGTTCATTTTCTTCTTCTGTAACAGCTTCAGTAATCATTTCAATAGGTTCCTCTTCCTCTGATTCCTCCTCCGTAAACATTTCAATTATTTCCATAACAGGTTCTTCTTCCTCTTTTTCTTCTTCCATAACTATTTCTTCAACCATAATTGGTTCTTCCATTTCAATTGGCTCTTCTTCAATAGTTAGTTCCTCAAACTGAAACTCTTCTTCTAATTCTACGACATCTTCTATTTCTTCAAACTCTGTAATTAGTTCTTCAAATATATCTTCTATCTCCTCTTTGATAGCTACAGGTAATGGTGAATATAATATGTCTAATAGTGTTGCCTTTAGTTCTGCACCTAATAAGTTTGGTCCAACAGGTGATGTAGAGTTTGGACTATTACCGTCTATACCTTGCCACTGCCACTCCCACTTTCTTGCACCTTCACCTGTATGTGTGACTGTATCTGTGTAAGTAAAAGTATTATTGTTATACCCGGAATCATTATTTCTATTCTGTGTAACTGTTGCGAGTTCAGTATCATTCTCATCTAATATTGTAACTGTTGTAGAATAACTATCCCTGCCGCTTGTTGCCTGACCACATTGACTTGATGAACCAACCCACTCACAGTTTTGTACCTCTGTCTTTGATGTAAGTGTGACACCACCATCTAAACTATCTGTTGTAGTGGTGTGATCTCCTGCAGGTATATCTAATAAAGTTCCAGATGCAGATACTGTTCCTGTTCCTTGAGCCTCTAATTCATTATAATTTGATGAATAGTCAGTAATATTGTTAAGAGTAAAGCCATTAGAACTGTTAATACCATCTATTGTGCTATTGGAGTGTTGAACACTGGTTTGTCCTGTG